TAGCTTTTTCAAGATCAGCTTGAAGCTTCATTGATTCTAATTCATGTTTATGATCTTGGTGTTTTGTCCAAGCGGCTGACACCTCTCCCCAAATCATGCGGAAAATAGAACCACCTAAGAATGAAAATAGAGCGCTAAACATTATTTAAGAACTATGCTAAGCAGTAAAAGAATAATAGCGCCCGCAGATGCCATTAAAATACTTTCTAATCTTTTTAGTCTTGCACCTATTGCTTCATATCTTAAAGCACAAACTTCCTCATGCGTGGATAAGCGCAAATCAACCTGTTCAGCTTTGTTCATAGCTATTCAACTTTCGTAGGCTTAACTTCTTCGCCGTCTTTGTTTTCCTCAGGTTTTGGTAACTGAGGTTGTGCTTGTTGGTGAATTTTTACAATCAGATTCCATGCGTTTGTTTTGCTTGGTAATTCACCTAAACCTTCTAGTACTTGGTTAGTTTCGTTAATTGTTAATTCTAGTTTAATAATGTCTGACATTTTTTCTCTCCTTTTGTTTTAAATAAACCAAGTAATAATAGAGTACCTAGTACCTTTTGTTACAGGCATAACTTCGTGCGGATACATAAAATTAGATGGAAACATTATTGCGTCACCTTTTCCTAATTTATGTATATGTTCTCTGTTAAAGAAAGCAAACTCTCCACCTTCAAAATCATCATTTAATATGAACGAGCATGATACTGCACGCGGTCTAGCTTTAAAAGAATCTGTATGCTCTGTATAAAAACATCCTTCAGGGTATTTTAATAATTCGTACCCACTATCTTCTTCAATTTTACAATGAGGAAACTTTGTATTGTATTCTTGAATACATTTAGCTACTGAAGCAAATATATACTTATCTAATTTAAGTCTTATTTTTTTATTTTTTTCTATTATATGTGGATAAGAAATAACAACAGTTTCACAGTTTCTTACTTCTTTATTTACCACACCACCACCTACCGCTGTATCTTCCCATTCATCACCATTTTTAAATTCTTCTAATATAGCATTGCACAATGGATCAGTTATAGCATTTTTAATAACAACTATGTATTTATTTAAAGTATTTTTCATGTAATATATTTTTTATTTTATCTACTTTTATAAGAGCACCAAATGAAAATATAAGTCTTTCTCCTCCATATATAGGAGTAGAGCTATGTTCTTCTAAACTAGCTAAATTTAACCATAAATCATTAACTTCAATATTAAATTCTTCGCCGTCAATTATAGGATTTCCACCTATAGTTGGTTTTTTTATCATTAAATTACATCTAGTATGAACATAGCCACTAGGTGATGGATCTTTATGTTTGTGCGTATGAGCACCATCTAAATAATGATTGCCTATTAAATTTTTAAATAAAGGTTCAATTTTATCAGGTATTAAATTAAATTCTTGAAATGCTTCATTCCAAAAAGACGCTTCGTCTTGCATAGAAAATCTTCTTCCATGACCAATAGTATTTTCCTGATAATTAATATCATTTAAACTAATTTGATTAGCATATTTCCAATTCTTAACAACTCTAGGAATATTTAATTTCATATAATAGCTACGGGGATTCTACCTTTTTCTAGTGTGGGTGGTTGTTGTTTTAGTTGGTCAAAAGCTGCCCAATATTTAGATCCATTTGCCCTTACATAATGTAAAAAAAGTTGTACATGCTCTTGTCCTTGATACGCATTTCTCCAATGATCTGCTATTTCGCCTAGGTACATAACAGCATCGCCTTGATTTAGTTCTAAAGAAATTTCTTCTCCATTAGGTTTTTGAAACCATATGGGCCAATCAGTATCTTTTCTTAAATTTAAAGTCAGGCTAATTTCGCACGCTGATCTATCTCTATGTCTGTTTAAAACCTCATTGTTGCTGTAGATTCTTGTATATGCATATGTGGGTAATACATCTTCTTGTAAAGCTTTTGATACATCAGGTATTTTTTTTATTAAAAATTTTACAAAAGGCAAATAATTGTATTTAGCTAAAGAATTTGGAGCTTGCGGGTCACATTGCATATCATTACCAATTGTTTTACTAAAATTAATAATTTGATCAGCTAAACTGTTTGCTTCTTCTTTTGATATAAAATTAGGTATATGTATATAATTGTTATCTATTAACTGTTGATTCATTTTTTATTTTGTTCAATTATTTCATCACAAGAAGTATGTTTATAATCCATTCCAACATTGGGGTCACAACCTAGTAAATCATCTGTTATAGATTGCATATCAACTCCTTCAGGCATCATACTAGGATCAACAATGTCATCTACATCTTCACCAATTCTTAAAGCATGTATACAATATGCAACAGTGTTATCTTCTAAAGCAGTTAATTCATGCATTTTTTCTGCTTTAATATAAATCATCTGTGGAGCTACAAATGTAGATTCTTTACCATCAACTACTATTTTTAACTTACCATTTGCTAGTAATGTTAAATGATCAAAGGAATGTGTATGACCATGTTCTATATCACCCGCTTTTTCAAAATGCATCTGTCTAGAAAAAAGGTTAGCAACACACCCTATGTTTACGTTTAATGCCATATTCTCTCTCCATGAGTTGTTTTTTAAACAGTAGTCCAAACTTCTTGGGGGATTGTAGGCCATGTAATATTACCTGCAACAGGATTAACTGCATATTGCCTAACTGCATTTCTGTAAGTAACAAAATCATTTGTATTGGCTAAGTATGGATTACTTTTTGTAGAATCACTTACATCAGGTATTGTTGTCCAATCAGTTTGTTGCAATAAATATATTGCAGTTTGTTTATTTTCATCTGCTGTTGGCGGGCTTGGTGGGGGTGGTGGAGGAGGATTATTAGCCGCATCCCAAGCTGTTAAACAACAATTAACCCATGAAGGAAGTGTAGTAATATCTTCATTTTGTTTATCCCAAAACTCTAGCCATCCCGATGTTTCTTTCCATTGTAAAGCTCTTACGTTAGACGGAATAGCACAAGATAATAAGTCAAGACTTGTATATCCCACCCCATCTTTTTTTACATTGCCATCTACAGGTATAATTGTTAATAACATTTTTTACTCCTCAATTAATTTTGGTTGATTGTTATCTATAGAAGGATAGGCAATCTTTGCGGTTTTTAATAATAATTGTTGGCTGTTTTCGTTAGCTTTGACCATTTCGTTTCGAAATGATTCCACAGCGGCTCCTGTTGATCTTTGTTGTCCTGAATTTTCTATTAATAACATTGGCATCCAAGCAATAGCACACTGATACTCATCTACTTGATTTCCCGTATTTGTGTCAGTACCTTGAACCCTAGTAAACCAAGCACATTGTAATCCAACACAATCTTTTTTAATTAGCGGGCAAAAAGTTCCATTCTTTAATTGCATTCCTAATCCTTGGTCGCTCTAATCACGTCTATATACTGTACAGCTAAGTTAATTGCGTTACCTGAGAAGGTACCTGAACCTGAACTAAATGAAAATGGGTGAGTATGGTCTCCACCGCCGCCTGTTGCACCTGTGGTCCCAATGAGGTTGGGACCTCTACCAGCGCCTGTATATACAGGTCCAAAAGGGTTTGCGGTTGAAGCAGCTTGGAAAGGGTGAGTATGGCTTGGTATTTGTGGCGTTGTCAATGTTGTTGAACCCGCACTACCTGACACAGTACTAATTGTTACAGAACCTGTTGGTGTTTGTGATGCAAATGCTGTTGTAAATCCTACAGAACCGCCTGTGGATGCTGTTCCTGTTACAACACGCAATGCACTGTTGTCATTTGTTAATAACTTTGTAAAACCCGTAGGCGCGGATGTTTGACCAAAAATCATAACCGTACCTGAGGGAATTGTAGTACCTCCCCCCGCAGGTGTTTGGAATGTTGGTAATGCGCCTGCACCGTTAGAAGTTAGTACTTGAGCCGCTGAACCTACAGAAGCGATAGCTTGAAAAGGGCCTGTTGTAGTTGTTCCTCCACAAAGTACAGCATATACTGTTGTTGATGCTACACCCGTTCCGCCGTTAGCTACAGGAAGCGTTCCTGTTACATTAGATGTAAGATTACAATATGTTGTGGATGATGAATTTGTTCCACCATTTGCAATAGGTAAAACGCCTGAGACGTTAGCGGTTAAACTAGCATATGTTGTAGATGTCGAACCTGTTCCTCCATTAGCAATAGCTAAAGTAACTGCGACTGTTACCGCACCTGTTGTTGCGGTGCTTGGGGTTAATCCTGTTGATCCAAAGGTAATAGACGATACGTTAGTGGTTCCTGCGCTAGAAGCTAATAA